ACTGCGTGTTGAATGGTACTTATTTGCGGATGAAGCAAAGGAGAAAGGTTTCTGCGATTTGATCATTGGTGAAGATTGCAGTCTTGACGATATTGTGTAAAAAGGGAGAATCATATATGGTTGAATACCGAGGATTTCAGGAAATCAGTACGGACGATGTTAGACTGGCGGACTTTTATCGTGACTTAACGGTAAATACTTTTCAGTGTTTACAAAATGAATATGTTCTGATTCAAGACCAGACTGGCGTGATTCATGACTTTTATCGCTGGAATGGAACAGAATATGTTCTTGTACCCTATAAGATCATTAAGAATGACTATATGGGTGATGTGAAGCCGAGAAATCCGCAACAGCGAATTGCAGTTGATATGCTTTATAACGATGATATTACTGTTAAGATTTTGTCTGGTTGCTTTGGTTCTGGTAAGGATTATTTGATGGCGGCAGCGGCACTTGATCTGGTATTTCAGGGTAAATACGATAGGATCATGTGGGTTCGGAATAATGTTGAAGTGAAGAATTCAAAGCCGCTTGGATTTTTGCCGGGTGATGCTTTTGATAAACTGCTTCCATTTGCTATGCCGCTGGCAGATCATGTTGGTGGTCGTGAAGGACTGGAGCGTTTAATTAGCAGCGGACAGATTGAGGTAGAACATCTTGGGTTCATTCGTGGTCGTGATATTAAGCATACGATCATTATGTGTAGTGAATCTGAAAATATGACAAAGGAGCATATTCAGTTACTTCTTGGTCGTGTTGGCGAAGGGTCTGCCCTGTGGCTGAATGGTGATTATAAGCAGACAGATCACAAGGTATTTGCCGATAATAATGGACTGATGATTGCCGTAGATCGGCTCAAAGGTCATCCAAAGTTTGGATTTGTCAAACTGTTAAAGACTGAGCGAAGTGAAACCGCAGCAATGGCGGATTTACTTGATTAATCAAATAACTATATATACAAGAGAGGTACAAATTATGATTAATAATTTTATGTGCGATAATTGCAGACATTACATGGTGTGTTCTAAGTTGAACACTCTGATGAAGTTTCATGAGACTGCAAAGAAGGATTTGATGATTACACTGAAGATGGAAGAGTGTATGGATTACGAGGCCGATCCTGATGAAGATGCCGATGCGTCTGATGAGGATGTGGAGTAACCAGTAAGGAGGTAGATCGTTATAGAACAAGCAGATTTTTTAAGTCGGCAGTTCGATTTACTCTCTAATCGTTTGGATGATCCTTCTATTGAATGGCAAGATGTGGCGGATTTACGAGCGGAGTATTTCGGTGGGACAGAACACATTGATACGATTCGCAAGGGGTCTAAATTATTTTATGAGTATTTGAATGCGGGATGGATTAAAAATCCTGATGAAAGTTCAACGGCTACTTCTTTACAAATGACTCATCAAATAAGAGAATTACAAAAGGAACGTTATAAACTCCAAACAGAAAAGTTAGAGATTAATCGTTGGTTGCGTGAAAATGCTCGTGATGAATTGATCGTTGAACATATTCGTCAGGCAGTTGATACGCTGGAGCCTTTGGTTATTCCTGAACCAATTATTCCAATCCATGATAATCGTGAATATTTGTTCTGTTTTGGTGATTGCCATTATGGAATCGAATTTGAAATCAATGATTTAGACGGGAATGTAATTAACGCATATAGTCCAGAGATTTTTGAAAATAGAATGTGGGATTTACTTTCTCAGATTCTTGAGATCGTTCAGGAACGTCATATTACTGAACTTAATGTGTGGGACTTGGGTGATAATATCCAAGGTATTCTGCGATTAAATTCACAGCTTATGAAATTACGTTACGGAATTATTGATTCAAGCCTTCGATATGCTGACTTTGTTGCTAATTGGCTTAATGAATTAAGCAAGAAAGTAAAGATTAGATTTCAGATGGTTGTTGATTCAAACCATAATCAGTTACGAATTTGTAATGCTCCAAAGAACGCATTCAAAGATGAAAACATGAGTAAGGTTATTCTTTGCTACATGAAACAGAGATTAATTGATAATCCGAATGTAGAATTTGTTGAAAATCCTACTGGAATGGACTTTTCTGTTCTGTCTGATTTCGCAATTTTAGGTATTCATGGTGAAGTTAAGAATTTAGCTGAATCGTTATCAAAATATTCTATCGCATATAAACGATCAATTGATTACATAATTGGGGCGCATTGTCATCATTTCACTAACACAGAAATTGGTCGTAAATGTGAATCAATTCAGATTAGAAGCATTATCGGCGTTGATCCATATGGGTTATCTCTTAATGCCACGTCAGATTCAGGTGCGTCCTTGCTGTGTTTTGAGCAAGGTAAGGGACTTATATGTGATTATAAGTTGATTTTGAATTGAGGTGGTGCAATGAATCGAAAGGAATTGATTGCCGATATTGCTGCACGAACAGATTTCAGTAAAAAGGATGTGACTGAGATTCTTGACGCATATGAAAAGTCTATTATTGATGCTTTACGGCGTGGGGAGAATGTTCAGTTACATGGGTTTATGAATATTGAGCATGGTGTTCGTAAAGGCCATAAGGGACGTGATTTCAATAAGGGCGTTATGATTGATATTCAGGATCAGCCGATTATTAAAGTTCGTCCGGGGACAATGTTGGCGGCGTGTTTAGAAACATAATAATAAGGGGAGAGTAATCCTCTCCTCTATTTATGGGAAGGTAGCTTATCATGGTAAAGCATTTGACGAGCCAAAGCTGGTCAAAACGGTAATAGGTTCAAGTCCTGTCCTTCCACTCAAAAATTTTTAAAAACTTTTCTGAAAACCCTTGACAATAACCATATATTCAAGTATAATAGTCAATGTCAGGAGGCAATGAAACCTGATAATTCAAACGGTAGATAACCACATATACAATATGGCGTGTTAGTCAAGTGGTTAAGACACCGCCCTTTCACGGCGGTAACACGAGTTCGAGTCTCGTACACGTCACCAATAGGGAACGGTTAATTAGAATATCATAAACTCTTTGTTAGACGAAAGGGTTCGCTGCTCATGAGGCGTGTCTATATGATATTGTAAGTAAGGATTAACCAAGTAATAAGAGTTATGGAGTGGTTTTCTTATTACAAAAGACAATGCGGAATATTGTAATGGTAGCATATTAGCCTCATAAGCTGATGATTCTGGTTCAATTCCAGATTCCGCAACCAAATGGAGTGTTGCCAGAGTTGGTAATGGGTCGGATTGCTAATCCGCAGCCAACGGAAACGTTGCGAAGGTTCAAATCCTTCACACTCCGCCAAAATATATGCTGCTGTGGCGCAATAGGTAGCGCAACTGATTTGTAATCAGTAGGTTGCAGGTTCGATTCCTGTCAGCAGCTCCATATGGGGACGTGGCGCAATTGGGAGCGCATCTGATTTGCATTCAGAGGGTTGTGGGTTCGAGTCCCATCGTTTCCACCATATGCGGATGTGATGGAATTGGTAGACGTGCTTGACTCAAAATCAAGTGGTAGTGATACCGTGTGGGTTCGAGTCCCACCATCCGTACCAATATTCCCGTATTACAATGGTCTATGTATCTTTCCTATTGGCGAGAGCGGCTTGCAACGCAGCGGGAATTATATAGGAGTGTAGTGTAACGGTCAGCATATCGGACTTTGACTCCGCTGGTAAAGGTTCAAATCCTTTCACTCCTGCCATAATTAAATATGGGGGTATAGCCGAACTGGTATAGGCAACAGACTTAAAATCTGTCGGTAGTGATACCATTGTGGATTCGAGTTCCACTACCCCTACCATATTGAGGGTATGGTGTAATGGTAACACGCTTGCCTTGGGAGCAAGAGTAGCAGTTCAAGTCTGATACCTTCAGCCAAAAGCGTCCTTACTGTATCGAAAGATTGCAGTAAGGGCGTTTTTATATATTCAAATTTAAATAGTGAGGTGGCAGTATGGCAAGAAAGTCTGGCAGTTCTACTGCCAACCAAATTAAAAAGAAACAGTGTTCTACTTGTCAAAATGATAAACGGATCAATGATTTTTATATGAGTTATAATCCGTTGCATATGGATAATAGGATGCCGATTTGTAAGGAATGTATTCGTAATGCTTGTTTTACTGAAGATGGAGAATTTGATATCGAAAAATTGTATTCTATTCTTCGTCAAACAGATCGCCCATTCTTATGTAATATTTGGGAAAAGAGTATTAATGAAGTTCAGAAAAACACTGGCGTAAAATACGAAGATATTTCTTATGATGCTGTTTTGGGTAAATATTTTAAAAATATTGCTTTGCAACAGCATCGTTCAAAAACTTGGTCTGATAGCATTTTTGATTCAAAATCAAGCGCAGATAGTTATGTTGAAAGTTCACGCAGAAAGAGTGGAATATACAATGATAAGGTATTTTATCTTTCTCAGGATGATTTCAAGGTAACAAACGAAATTATTCAGTTATTCGGTGAAGGATATACTTCAAAAGAATATTCGATTATGAATCATTATTACGAAACAATGCTACAAGATTATCCGAATATCACAAGCAGTCAAAAAAATCTGTTGATTCGTTATGTTAGATTTGCGGCAAAAGAGGAATTGGCAACAAGTTATGGTCAAACCGCTGAAGCAGAGAAATGGGCAAGGCTTGCAACAGATGCTTTGAAACAGTTAAATGCTATTGATATTCAAGGCAATATTTCGTCATTTTCTGAATTCTTTCGTGATTTTGAAAGAACACAGGATGTTACACGAATTTTGCCTCAGTTTAAATATAGGCCAAATGATTCGCCGGACTTTATTATTTGGTGTTATATCAATTATTGTCGTAGACTTGAAGGGAAACCAGAAGTATCATATGAGGACGTTTATAAGTTCTATGATAAAAAGGTTGAAGAATATCTGAAACAGTATGGTGATCCATACGGGATATTCGCTGGTGATACTACATTAGAAAATCGTGATAAAATCAATGAGTTTATTGATTTGCCTCCAGATTATGAAGCAGAAATGGAGGCTGAACCAGAATGACGCAAACAGAACTGAAAAAAGCTGAATATTTTGCGAGTTGGTGGATATGGTATCCTGATTTGGCTCTTGATCTGCTTGCGCCGAAAGAAGGCGGAATCAAACTGCATTTAGATCAGCGGATTTTTATGCGGTCTGGAACACGATTTTTTAGTGAACATGGATGCTTTAATCGTGGTTATGGCAAAACGTTTCTTGAGTTTGCCAACATGGTTATTGTCTGTATTCGATATCCGAATATTGAATTAGCATTAACAGCACAGACAAAAGAAAATGCTGCTGCGCTATTGAAAGACAAATACAATGAGTTGGTTCGTTATTATCCTATTTTGCAAAACGAGATTGTAAAAACAAGTTTTACAAAGGGTGATGCACTGATTGTTTTTAAGAATGGTGCAAGGATTGATGCCCTTGCAAACGCTCAGACAAGTAAAGGCCAGCGTAGAAAACGTATCAGTATTGAAGAATCAAACTTGATGGATAATGTAATTTTTGAAGATGCGCTTGAGCCTGTCGTGGAAGTTGGTAGAACAACTTGTGGTAAATTGGCTGTTGTAAATCCAGAAGAATTAAACCAGCAAATTAACTTTTATACTACGCCCGGTTTCCGTGGTTCTGACGAATATAACAGAAACTTAGCAATGTTCCATGAAATGCGTGATTTGAACGGTAAAATCGTTCTTGGTTCTAACTGGATGTTAAGTTGCTGGTATGGACGTGGTTCAAGTAAAAGTACGATTCTTAATAAGAAAAAGAATATGTCTCCTATTGCTTTTGATATGAACTATGGAGGAAATTGGGTAGGTAGTTCGACTGGAGCATTGATCAATATTAACCGCTTTATGAATTGTCGTACATTAACCGATCCTATTTTGGGGTCTGATAATGAAGATGAAGAATTTTATATGGCAGTTGACGTTGCTCGTTCTCAGAACAAAAGTAATAACCAATCTTCAATTGCAGTAGGTAAAGTAATCCGTTCTGACGATGGAAAAGTCGCTGAAGTGCAGCTTGTCAATATTATTCATGTTTCTAACACATTGAGTTTTAGTACACAGGCTTGCATTGTTAAGCGTGTTCGTAAGCGATATCATGCAACAATGGTTGTTGTGGATGGTAACGGACTTGGCACTGGCCTTGTGGACGAACTGCTAAAAGAGACTTACGATCCAAAGAGTGGCGAGACATATGCGGCGTGGGATACTGTTAATACAACAGCAGAACCAGAAACGCAAAAAGCAGATAAATGTCTGTATGACTTAAAAGCGCAGTCTGATCAAACAAGAATTATATCAAATTTCATTGATATGGTCGATTCTGGCAAACTTCGTTTCTTAGAAAGTAAGAATGGTGGAGATTATACTATCCGAAATGACGATGATTTGAATTCAAAGGTTATGCCTTTTGTTCAGGAAGAACTGTTTTTTCAAGAGGTTGGTAATTTGAAACTAATTCAAAATGGCAAAAATTTGTCAGTTGAAAAGGTTGTCAGTAAGTTTGATAAAGACCGATTCTCGGCAGTTGCATATCTGCTTTATTATATTATCAAAGTTGATGATACAAATAATCCGAAAAACAATGTGGATATGAAATCATTTGCAAAGCGGCTTCAGGCATTGAACCGTAGACCGAAAATGTATTGATGAAAGGGGTGATAAAATGCCACAAAAGAAAGTAGTTTATTCAAAATCAGACCATGATAATGATGTTAAGAATTTTGAAAATTTTGAGGCTGGGAAGTCACGCCTTGATTTAAGTGCATTTAAACGTCTTATGGTTCATGAATTGTGTACGAATACAGATATTTTGCGTTCATATAAAATTGGTGTATATCCAGTCGAGAGGATTCAAAGTGCAATTGAAAATCCATCTGTACATTCGACAATTTTAATTGAAACAAGCAGATATTTGATGCAGAAATCACAATTCTACGCAAGATTAAATAATTATTTTGCAAAAATGGGGTTATTTAATTATACAATCGAAGCGTATGATGTGAAAACAGATGATTTAAGTGAAGATGAAACAAGAGTGAAATTTCGTAACGCTTATTTCAATGTAAACGCCGAATTTGAAAAAATGGGATTTAAACATGAAATGTCTAAAATTATGAGCATCCTCCCTGTTGAAGATGTTTATTATGGATTAATTTTTGAAGATACGTCAGATTTCTTTATTCAGAGAATGAATCCTGCAATTTGTAGAATCTGTCAGATTCAAGATGGTGTATATAACTTTAAAATCAATCTTTCAAGTATTGATCCGATTCACATTTCTACTTATCCAGATTATATTCAACAGGCATATATTGATTTTAGGAATCATGTTGCGTATCATGACGGCTGGTATGTACCTCCAGCAGAACGTCAGGTTTGTTTTAAATGGAATGAATCATGTTTATATCCAATGCCAATGTTCATTTCTATGATTCAAGATATTATGGATTTGGACGTATATAAGAAACTTAAATTGCAAAAAGCAAGAGTTGATAACTATAAAGCTATTGTAATCGAGGTTCCTATTGATGATGATGCAGTTGATAAACCATTATTGACTGATGAAACATTGGCGATTTTTGCAGAAATGAATAAAGCTAATATGCCAGATGATATTGGTTTGCTTCATGCTCCCGGTTCTGCGGAAGCTGTTAGTTTCAAAGATAATACGAATAATACGAATAATCTTAGTGACGCTATTACAAATATTTATGATGGTGCTGGTGTTTCAAGTCAGGTATTTAATAGTGGTTCTTCTGGTACTGCTATGAAATTGTCTATTGAAAATGACGCAGCTTATATCTATGCGTTTTATCGTCAATGCGAAAGATTTTTTACACGTTTTATTAAATTGAGAAAATATAATAAAACTTCGTATAAATTCGCATTAAAAATTCAAAATTCAACTGTATTTAACCATTCTGATGTTGCCGATTCGTATTTAAAGGCTTCGCAGAATGGTTTGCCATTTGTAATTGATTATGGTGTTGCATTAGGAAAAACACCGAGCCGCATTTTGGGTTCATTGTTCTTAGAGAATGATGTTCTTGATTTGCATTCAAGGTTGATTCCATTGTCTACTTCCTACACTATGAGTAGTGATAGTGATTCTGATAATAATGGTCGGCCTACAAGTGATGATTTAGATGAAAGTGGAGAAAAAACGAGGGATTCTGAATCATATTTGAATCGTTAATATCACCGTTTTTGGTGTTATTAAAATATTTACAAGAAAGGCGGTGATGAAGAAAGTGGGTCAAAAACATAAAAGATTGCCAGTTTCATTTACAATTAATGATTGCTTAGAAACAGAAGATTCTCGTTTTCTTGCCATTACGATAGATGTTCTGCATACAGGCTTGAATTTCAACGGAAGTATTTTCACCAAGGAAGTTGTTGATGCTAATGCCGAAAGCATCAAGAATACCCCTGTTTTGGGGTACATTGCTCTGAATCCAGACGGAGAAATGGATTTTCAAGGTCATGAATACAAGACGGTTGTAGATGAAGATGGCGAAAAGCAATATGTATATGCTGGCTCTGCTTACGGCGTAATTCCTGAGTCTTGTAATTGCCGCTGGATTGAAAAGGTATGTTCTGATGGTGTTTGCCGTGATTTCTTTCAAGTTGACGCATTGCTTTGGACAAAGTTCAATGATGCGGTCACAATTTTTGAACGGGATGGCAGCAAACCACAAAGTATGGAGTTAGAACTTTCGTCAATCACCGGCGAGGAAAATGATGACGGTACATTTACATTCACTGGATTTAATTTCGATGGGTGTTGCTTGCTGTCATCGACAGATGAAAGTATTCAACCAGCTATGATTGACAGTTTGGCGGTTGCACAATATACCGCACAGTCAATTTCACAGGAAATTAAAAATAAATTGCAAGAATACTCTATTTCTGTTGCTGAAAAATTAAAGGATGATAAAGGAGGCATTGATATGTCTAAGCCTAATTCTGATTTCACCTTGAATTTGATGGAGCAATTGGATGAAATTTATGCCTTGTTGTCCGAAAAGACTTATCGTGACAATTGGGGTTATGAATGTTCTCAGTATTGTTTTGTTGATGTTCAGGATGATGAAATTATCGTGATGGATCGTGCTGACCATTATCGGATGTATGGCATGAAGTTCACTGTTGATGGCGATAAGATTACTATTGACTTTGAAAGTGCAAGCCGTAAAAAGACTAAGTATGAGAATTTGGAAGATGGTTCTAATGATAATGAATCATTTGTGTTCGAGAAGGCCGTTTCTGATGTTGCGGATTATATGAACGAGCAAATTAATACTTTGACTGCTGATAAGGGTACAGCGGAGGCAAATTATGAGGCTGTCAAAAAGGATTATGACGAAATGAAGCCGAAGTATGATGCCTATGTAGTTGCTGAACAGGCTCGTGAGGAAGCTGCTGTGGAGGCCGCTAAAGATGCGGAGTTCCAGAAGTATGATCAGCATTTGAATGATGTTGCAAAGTACACTACGCTCAAGTCTGAACGTGATAAGTATTCTTTGGATGACATTCAGGCACAATGCGCTATTATGTTCGCAGAAAAGAATCTGAATAGCAACTTCAGTCGTAAGGGCGCAGCACCTATGGTTGCTCCTGTTGTTGAGCCGACATCATCTGTTGAAGTGAATTCACGGTATGGTGTTCTGCCCATGAAGAAATAAGAATTTGAAAGAGAGGTATTAAGACTATGGATAAGAACTACACTGTCGTTGAGACTTCTAAGATCGCCGCAGTTCGTGGTGGCGGTCATATTTATAGCTTGATTTCCGATGACGAAGTTCAGAATGGTCACATTGGTTTCGTTGGCGATTTGGCTGCTGACGTGGAAGGTTTGGAAACACATGAGTTTGTCGTGCCTTCTGCCGCTACCATCGGCAAGAAGCGGGCTGTTCTGGTTGCTAATCCTGAGTGGGATTATGATGAAACTCGCCGTTCTAATCAAGCGTTGTATAACTACATCAATGAGGCCGATAAGCCTTTCCGTGCTTATGGTTTGATGGAGGGCGATATGTACGCTGTTTCCGCCCCCGGTATTGATGCTGATGAGCCTGTTGTGGGCAAGTATGTGATTCTGGCAGACGGTAAGACCACCGTGAAGATGGTTGAGGAAGCTGCTACCGCTGGTCAGGGTTTTGTTGGTCGCATTATTGGTTCTGCGAAGCGTGGTCTTGGTTGGACTACTAAGGGTGGTCGTGTGTATGGTCGGCCTTATATCGTCTACTTTATCGAGATTCTGCGGAACGATATTGTGGGTTAATTAGTAGAAAGAGAGGTATGTGAATATGGCGTGTGATATGACTAAACTGGCTAACTTCTCTGTTGAGAAGCAGCAGTTGATCGCTACCTGTGTTGATAATTACACTGGCGATTTGTGCAACTTTGCTTCTGCTAACGCTGATACAAGTGCTGGCAGCATGGATGCGAATATTCGTGAGCGTTTCGAGAAGGAAATTCTGCATGGTGAAAAGTACAATTATCGTACCTATCGCAAGTACAAGAATGACATTTTCGAGATTTTGGAAGTGACTCTGGATCAGACATTGCCAGAGGGTTGGCGGGAGAATGAGTTCTTTGATCGCTTTGTTGAAACCATTCGTGTTGACTTGGGCGATAAGAATGAGTTCTATGCCGAGGATAATGGCTATATGACCGTTTCTAAGTTCAGTGGCAATCATTGGGATACTGCTCGTGAGCGCATGGACTTGGGTGCGGAGTTCTCCGTGGATACTTCTTGGTGGGAGGTTCACTTCTACAATGAGTTTGAGCGGTTCATGAAGAACATTGATTCCTTTAGCAAGATGCTGGACAAGGCTCGTAAGTCCTTCTTACAGGCTTTCCAGAATGCAGTTTATATTGCCTTTGCCGATCTTGGTAACACTGTTCCCGAAGGTTTTACTGGTCACGGTGCGCTGTCCAGCGATACCGAGCGTGACGAGTTGCTGGAACTGATTGATAAGGTGTCTGTCGCAAATGGCGGCGTGAAGCCCATTCTGGTCGGTACTGGTGCCGCTCTGCGTAAGTTGCAGAAGAACATTGATGAGGATTGGATTGCACCTTCTGCCAAGGAGGAACGCAAGGCAAATGGCATTATTTCCAGTTGGGAAGGTTATGACCTGATGCCCATTCCGCAGGTGTTCAAGCAGGGTACTTTCGAGTTTGCGCTGTCTACTACTCGTATCCTGATTCTTGCCACTAATGGCAAGCCCATTAAGTTTGTCTTTGAGGGTGATTCTCGTCTGAAGGACAACACTGATAACCGTGCTAACATGGATCAGACTCTTGAGGGTCAGATTCAGGTTAAGGCTGGCGTTGCGGCTGTCACCAGTGACATTATTGGTGATTGGGAACTGGCCTAATTTTAAAATTGAATTTTTTAGGAGGCGTTATAATTGGCACAGGAAGTTTTAAATAAAAACGTTGAAAATCCTGAAATCGGAGCGGCGGGTGAAACCCCCGCTGCTCCTGCCACTTCTCCCACTTTGAACGATGATACTAAAATTATTGTAAAGGCACTTGTTCCTGCCGTTTATTATACTTGTTCAAAGACTTTTGATACGTTTGCATGGGTGGAAGTTGGTGATACGCAGGAAATGACTTATCTTCAGCTTAAACTTATGAAAGCAAAACACCCACGCTACTTTACGGAAAAGTGGTTGCTGCCCTGTGATGACGAGGCGTTGAATAAACTGAACCTGACTTCTGTTTATCGAAATACTTTGAGCCGTGGTGATATGAAGATTCTATATGGTTCTGATGTTCAGGCAGCGGAGGATTTGCTTTCTGGCCTGAGTGATGATGCTTTGACCGAATTGACTCAAAAGGTAAAGAATGCCGTTAAGAATGGAAAGATTGTCAATATTAAGATCATCCGTTTGCTTGAAAAGCAATTGGGCGTTGAGTTAATGAAGTTAGTGTAAAGGAGGTGTATTCCCAATATGGGTACTTCTTTTACGGAATTGTATGAAAGTGTTTTGAGTAAAATTCGTGATTATGATTTTTTAAACTTGGAACAATCTGATATTTACGAAGTATTATCTGATTATGTTCGTCCTGCTATTGCATCATTTCATGTTTGCAGACAAGATTTGTCGAAGCGGAATGAAACCGGGTTTGAATGTACATTAACGGATATGGAAATTGAAATTCTTTCAAACTATATGGTAATTGCTTATCTTGACAGCAATTACATTCGTGTTCCGATGGCATTAAAGTTAAGTTTGTCGAGCAAAGATTTCAATGCCTTCTCCCCCGCTAACCAGCTTGATAAACTGGTATCAATGCGGGAAACATTTCGGAAGGATAATGAAACTTTACTATCAAGATATTCTTGGCATAAGCAATCCACATAATTGGAGGTGATTGATCTGTGGGAGGTTATGAGAATTTTTTAAAACGGATGAATGCTGGCGGAAAGACAATGCGTGAAGAACAAATTGAAAATGCTTTGCATTTGGTTCGTCAAACTTTTGCAGATGATCCATCTTATATTGTGGACGGTGTTACAGTATGGAATACAAATAGGCTGATACATCCAAGAATTTATTCAGACAAGTATCGGTCTACTTCCCCGGCACAAGCCAGTATACAGACTATGATTAATGAGCCGTTTTATATGGGGGATGTGATCCCGTGGCCTAATCATGGATATTGGCTGTGTGTCAATGCAAATAATTTGCATGGGATTCAGTGGGAAGGAACTTTGTCGTTCTGCAATCATAAAGTTAAATTCTTTTCCCCGTTGAATGGAGAACTTGTTGAATATCCAATTAGTGTTTTAAATGCAACACAGTATGGCAGCGGTCAGACTGATAAATGGGATGACGAATTGCGTATGACAATTGGTACTTCACAACAGATTGTGTACATTTCATTTGATAAGCATACAGTTTTATTGGATAGTGGATTTCGGTTTTTGTTAGACAGAAATCAAACCTTACCAACTGCTTATCAAATTACGCAAGTTGATACGATTAGTTATTCTGATGGTGGAGATAAAGGTTATATTCAATTGACAGTGATTGAGGATCAGTATAACCCAAAGACAGATAACAAAGAATTAATGATTGCAAACTACACACCTGATCCTGTTGGGACAGGCGAAGAATTAAAAGACACAGATAAAAGTGATCAATGGATTTGAGGTGATGTGGATGGCATTATTGCACGAATTAACTGATTATCGAAAAGCAATTATGAAATTGCTGTGTAGTGATCAAAAAATTGTTGATTTGATTAATGACAAATCAGATTCTCAAGTTCCTGATCGCTCATTGATGTATAGTCGCATATTCCCATATGCTTATACGCCAGACACGACAAAGGAAACAGATACATATGTCTGTTTTCGTATTTATGTTCCAGAAGTGTTTAATAAGACTTTCAAGAAAATGAATATCGTGTTCTATATATTTTCACACCAGAGTCATATCCGTACAAGTGATGGATTGCGCCCTGATTTGATTGCGGAACGGATTGAAAACTTGTTTAATGGTTCAATGGATTTAGGTGTTGGGCGTATGAAATTAGAGGGAATGGATGATATTAGTCCCGCTACTAATTTTCATGGTATTGCGCTTGAATATACTGTGTCTGAATTCAACAGGCCAACGATCAACGGTGATCCAAGAGCGGGTGCGAAGTAATGATTCAAAAGCCAAATTTACTTCGTATTAGTGATTATCCAATCAATGATAAAATTTCAGTTCATGTGCCAACTGTGGATGAAATATTTGAATTTGGAGATCAAAAATATTATAGCATGGTTCAATCATTGGTTTCAACACCATTTGATTTAATGGTCGAACTTGATGATATAGGAATTGATTATGAATCTATTTCAGATTATCAGTTATTTGTTCTTATGATAGAATCGCTTGCAATTGGTCAAGAGAATACTTCTATTTTGTTTAATGGTTTAGATTTAAAGAATTTTCGTGAATCTATTAGTCCGCAGAATAAAGAGAGAATTCTATATGACGCAAAACATGATATTGTTATAGACCAAATGATTGCTTTGGAAATTTGTAATGCGATACGAAAGATTCATTTTTGGGATGCTCCGCAAGGTCACGCTGGCAATGCGGAAGCAAAACAATATTTGATTCAGCGTAATCGAATGAAAAAGAAACGACTTGCTAAAAAGCCGTATAAATCATTTCTTGAAAACATTATTATTTCATTGGTCAATACTGAAGAATTCAAGTATGACTATGAAACAGTAATGAATTTAAGTGTCTATAAATTAAACGCAAGTTGGCGACAGATTCAAAAGAAAAAGAATTGGGAACAGACGATGAATGGTGCTTATTTTGGCACTGTTGATTTGTCTAAAATTAATCTTGAAAAGATTAGTTGGCTATCACCAGATTAAGTTCTGGTGATTTATTTTTGTAAAATAAAGGAGGAAAGCATTATGTCAATTAATGTTAGTGATTTGTCCATCACCAGCCTTGAGACTATTATGGTTTTTGGTATTAATGGCGGCGCACATCGTTTTACTTTGGACGAACTGCAAAATGCCACTATCTCCAATAGTCAGGAGAATACTGCTCTGACTGGTAAGGGTGGTCGTACCATTGGTCAGTTGAAGCGGAATAAGTCTGTTACCGTGTCTGGTACTAACGGTATGGTTTCTATGGGTTTGGTCGAGGTGGAAGTTGGTGCTTCTGGTGAACATCTGGCTTCTACTCCCGTTAAGGTTCCTGATTATCTGACTGTGAAGGATAACGCTGCTACCACTACTTATAAGGCTGTCGGTACTGTTGGTGATGAGATTGGTGAAGTCATCGTGAAGAATGAGGATGGCACTATTAAGGTTCGTCTGACTCAGGATGCAACTGCCAGCACTGGTAAGTTTGCTTACGATCCTTCTACCAAGAAGTTGACCTTTGCAGAGGGCGAGGTTGCTGATGACACTTCTATTGTTGTGTATTACATCCGCAACGTTGAGGGTGACGTGATCAGCAACGTGTCCGATAACTATTCTGAAAAGGTCGAAATGTATGTGGATGCTCTGGCTGAAGATAAGTGCCACAATATTTATCATGTTCAGTTCTACATCCCCTATGCTGACTTCACTGGTAGTTTTGATCTGGCCTTGGGCGACAGCCAGACTACTCATGGATTTGAGGCAACCAGTCTGCCTTCCACTTGTGGCAATGGCAGCACCAAGTATTGGGATCTCACGGTATTCGGGAACGATGCCGAGGATGCGGCCTAATAGGTGATTCCATATGGAGAATCGAACAGTACCATGCCGTGTATGCGGCAAACTGTTTGTTCCCTGTAATAAATCCAGTCGTTCTTTAGGTGCTTTTAATTATCGTAGTGTTGCTTGCAGTCCTGAATGCGGTGCTGAATATCTGCGCCGTGTTCAGGCTGCTCGTAACCCTGTGGTAGTCACCGAAGATGTAATCCCTGATGCAATCGTGTCTACGGATCAAGCGGTTGAAGAAGAAATTCAGCCTACGGAGCGTACTGTACGCAAAAAGATTAAACAGGGAACAGATGAAGAATAAGAGGACGGGAGGGGTTATCCCCTCCCCTACTTTTATATTTTGAATGGGAGTGATTATGAGTAAGTCAAAATTTAATGTTAGTGATGATTTAAGGCAGAGAACTTTTAATGATATAGTTTTTGATTCTCGTCTTGAAATGATGTATTACCGTGACGTACTTTGTCCTTTAGAGAAGAGTGGCGATATTGTTTACTGTGAATTACAGAAACCATATGAGTTACAACCGAAGTTCGTTCATGATAATAAAACTGTGCAGCCAATCAAGTATGTGGCAGATTTCTTTGTTCGATATAAAGATGGTCATGAGGAAGTTATTGACACAAAAGGTTGTCCAGATTCCGTTGCGATTTTAAAGCGAAAAATGTTTTGGTATCACTATCCTAATGTTGTTTATAAATGGATTTGTTATTCAAAGATAGACGGAGGATGGGTAGATTACGAATATTATAAAAAGCAACGTGCTATTCGCCAGAAAGAAAAATCTAAGTAAAAAGGAGAACGAATATGGCTAAATTAAAGAAGAAGGAATTGAATTCATTGCTGTCCGCTTATAATAATGTTTCAAGTGAAATTGAATTAAACTTGACAAATCCGCAGGATGAAAATGAAATTATCGCAACGATTACTGTTAATACCAGTATGACAATTGATGAGAAAGGGATGTTTGTGGATCGTGTTGTAAATCATTATTTTGATTCAAATGGTGATTTTTGTCCGCAATATCTTGATCCTATTTTCATGATTACGTTACTGCAAATGACAACAAATGTTCCTGTGTTTGAATCAGAATTTGAGGAAAATGGTCAAGTTTTAAAAATTATTGATATCGAAAAAACATATACTTTATGCAAGGCTATTAATCTTGTCAAAAATGTAAAAGATGAAAGATACCAGCATTTGATTCAGGAATTGAAAGCAATGGTGCGTGATAAGTTAGAGTATCGGAAGCAGATGCAGTATAATTCTGAACGTGCATTACTGACGAAGGCCAGAGAGGAACTTGAAACTGGTATTGCAATGGTAAATGCAGTTGGTATCCAGTTGAATGAGGCACTTTCTAAGGTTGGAACTGTGCAGGAAATGAATGATGCTTTAAAGAATATTGATTATGAAAAATTAGTTAATACTACTTTAGCACAGTCATAACTATATATACAATTTAGTTGTTGACAACCTCCTTTATTTGCGATATAATATAGAAAAAGGAGGTATCTATTATGGCACTGATTAAATGTCCTGAGTGTGGTAAAGAAGTAAGTGATAAAGCTGCCGTCTGTATCCATTGTGGATATCCACTTCAAGCACAAGCATCTGTATCTATGATAGGTTCTCAATTACAAAAAGTTGTGATTCCATCTATGCGGCAACCGTCCGACAACAAAATTGCTGTGATTACTTTGGTACGCCGTTTGACTGGTTTAGGACTTGCTCAAGCAAAAGAATTGATAGAAAGTTCAAATCCTGTTATAAAAGACGGCTTAACGCCCGATGAAGCAAACGAAATTATTGCTGAATTCAGTAATTTAGGTGTTAAGGCAACAGCACTTGATTCATCCGCAAGGGTGGAAAGTGTTATCCGTTGTCCGAAATGCGGATCGACTGAATACCATGCTGGAGCAAGAGGTTTTAGCATTGTGACCGGGTTTGTAGGGAGCGGGAAAACAGTTTTGACCTGTTTGAAATGCGGTCATAGGTGGAAGCCGGGAAAATAAAATATATGAAGGCCGAAGGATTTTAGTCCTTCGGCTTTTGTTATATAGGGGGTGCATAATGTCTATTGAGAGTATTATAAACAGCCTCGATGTTCGGAAAATTAAAGCACCTTCTGGATTGACCTATGAACAAGAACTAATTAAGGCGGCTGATCAATTAAGTGTCTATATTGAAAATGAGATACATCGTGGCAGTTTAGCAAATTCTTTGTCAACAGAGGACATTGCCGATATACAAGTTGTTAATGGTAATTCGTTATCTGTTACATTAAAGGTTCAAAATTCAATTAGACCTTCTATTTTTAAAAAATGGAATCAAAGTGACGCAAATGTTTTTTGGTTACTGAATGATGGTTATACGGTCAAGAAAGATGTTTGGTTTAAGAATATACCGAATTTCGGATATCGTGTTGCTGAACACTTTGTTGAAAATGGGATTAAAAAATTTAATCAAAATAACAGCCTTGGTATAAAAGTTGAAGTAATTCGACCATTGCTATATTACGGCAGCATAACTTAAATGTTTATCTCCTTGCTTTCTGGCAAGGAGTTTTTATTTTGTGTACAGGAGGTGGATAAATGGCTGCTGATGGAAAGATTGTACTTGGATTAGATATATCAAAATCAACTTCTGAAATTACATCTGGTTTAAATGGAATTTTAGATAATCTTGGTACAAAGCAAATTATTATCAAAACAGCAATTGAAAAGGCAGAAACCGAAAAGTCTATCAATTCGCTGATGACCGAAATTAATTCTCAAACAGCAGAAATTGGCATTCAGGTCGATGAAAAAGATATTTCAAAAGTTCTGAGCCAACAGCAGAAAATCGCTTCTGTACAAAATGAATTGATCCAGCAGATGGAGAAATATAAGCAAGCGGCTTCTGACGCTGGATTAACATTAAGCAAGGTCAATACCGATGCTTTTGAAAAGGCAATCAACACGCAAAGTTTTGATGCCGCAAAAGAAAGTATTCGTGCAGTCAAAAAAGAGATTGAGCAATTTAATCAAGATGTAAAAACAATGAATGATGATTTCAAGTTAGACATTGATATTACATCTATTAAAAGCAAAATCCAAAGTTTAAAAACAAGCAGTAGTGAGGTTACTTCTCTATTAAGCAAACTTGAAACTGCCGAAAAGAATTATAATAATGCTACAACAACATCTTCAAAACTTGATGCTTATAAACAGTTAAGACAAGTTATTGCTGAGTTGACTGCAAATTATAGTTCCTTGAAACAAGCAGAGAGTGCAAGTTCTTCTGATGCTGGTATTCAGCAGAAAATAGCAAATGCAAGAACTTACTTAAAAGTTTTACAGGAAACATATAAGGAACTTGGCGATTCTTCTGCTTCAAAGGCACTGACGAAATCTATTGAAGAATTAGAGGCTGCTTTAAATTCTGTTGGAAAAGATACGTCTGCTGGTGAGTTATCAAAGATTTGGGATGAAATTACAACTAAAATTGCTGCGGCAAAACGTGCAGTTACGGAATATAAAACGGAACAGTCTAATTTCTCACAGCAAAACAGCGCATTAGATTCAATCATTAAGAAATTGGAGCAAATTAGTTCATATGAATTATTCCCTGATACTTCTACTGATTTTGGATCAAAATTAAATGAGCAGTTACAGTCTTTGCTTAATAAAGCGCAGGAATTACAAACTGCGTTTAAAAACGTTGATTCAACCGATACTGAAACAATTAAAAATTTGCAATCTCAGTTGGAACAGTTAAAAAAGGATTTTGCAGATATTGTTACAGAAACAAATCGGTTTGGTTCCAATACTGCGTGGGATAAATTTAAGCAAAAAGTTGACAGCGCAATTAAAAGCGTTGAAGAATATGACCAAAAATATAGCGCAATCAAGGGTAATCCTGATTTAGTTCAGCAGTTAGAAAAGCTGAAAGAAATGGCGAAGAGTATTACCACAGAAGCAGACTTGACAAGTTTTAATAGACAGTTTGCAGAATTTGATAAGCAAGTTCAGTCTTGTGGTTTACATACAAAGTCATTGAGTGATCGGTTTGCGGAAGCATTTAAGAATTTCTCTTACTTCTTTAGTGCAAGTCGTATGATTTATCAGTTGATAAGCAGTTTGAAGGAAATGGTTTCTAATGTGATCGACCTGAATACTGCAATGGTGGAATTACGGAAGGTCACTGAAGCAACCGATCAAGAGTTTAATACCTTTTTAGAAAGCGCAAAAAGTAATGCTGTTGAATTGGGTAGCACTGTTACTGATTT